GTAGAATTTAAAGGACACACGAAAAAGGGCAATTTGTGGAGAATCTGGGACGACAACGAGATGGAAGTTGACGACGAAAATGTGCCATTTTAGGGGTGAATAGTGGGTGAATAGTGAAAAAGCACTATTCACCTCAGTCTCAACTCAGTCTCAATAAGGTGAATAGTGTGAATAGTGGTGAATAGTTGAAATCTGTCACTATTCACCCGCCAGCCTTTATTCTATATGCTCTAAATGACAAGGTGAATAGTGTGAATAGTTAATCAGTAAGTTTATAATATATATGATGTATGCAATGTATGCACTGCACAAACGTGATACATTCGTTAAATGGTAGTTACTGTAGAGAGGAGTAACTGGAGCACTCTTCACCATGCACCATGTGGTCATTACAAAAAATCTAAGCTATTATAAAAACGCCCCCCTACCTACCATTTACAGAAAACAACATGCCTATGGGGGGTAAGGTATACAAAAATATAATTATGAGAAAGTTACAGAACATCACAGTATTAGGACATAAAATTAAAATCGAATACAAGACATGGAGCGATGGCCAGTTCGGCTCATGCGACCCAGACAACAAGCTCATCAAGCTGTCGCACGCGTGTCTCGATGATGACGAGCTGCATTGGGCAACGCTGACACATGAGGTGATGCACATGATCATGTGGCTCACAGGCATCTCATTCATGGAGAGAAATGATGAGGAGGTTTATGTCAGGTGCTTTGAGAATCTGGTGCTGCCGTGGATAGAGGAAAACAGCTACAGAAAATAGTTCACCTTTTTGCTAGATTATTTCGATAAGCATGATAAAACAGACGGCAATATGAGTAACACAAGCGGAGACATCGCAGAAACCAGCTTCCTCGCTGAGATATACAAGCGAGGATACAAGGCTTATTTGCCGTTCAGTCATGATACACGCACAGACATGGTCATCAAGCGACCAGGACAGCCCATGATAGCCGTGCAGATAAAGAAGGGCACGTTGCAAAAAGCGGAACCGCATCTCGCACAAGTGTGGAAGGCATTGGTTGGATCCTGCAAGACATCAAACAGGCTAGGCAACGGCAAGCCACGTTTCACAAAGTATAAGATTAACGCCTTCGACGTTCTCGCTGTCTACATTCAAGAGGAGAATAAATGGGTGCTGCACCGGCTTGATGACATCGTTGGCAAGGCCAGCATCCGATGGAACAAAGACAAACACATTTCCGACAACTGGGAACTATTAGAAACATATACAACAACAACACCATGACACAAGAGACGATCACCGCCATATTCCATAGCTGGCGACCCAGAGAGATTGCAGCGATGCGCCGCGCCACGGCTTGGCTCAGAGCCATGCAGACAGAAGAGTGGCAGCATCAGCGACAGCAGATTGTCAACGAGCAGCAACCAATCAAACCGCTGAGAGACATACGATAATGAGTGCAAGCAACGACATCACCGGTGACCCAATCAAGACGCCACCATCCACACAGGCATACAGGGATGGCTACGACAGAGCATTCAGCAAGCCAATGGATGCTGCAGCGATCAAGAGGGAATACAGATATATCGGCAGCGTCAACAATCCGCTGTTCATCAGACCAGAGGGCAAGTGGGTGAAGTTTAATCAGAACAGCAGAGGCACACATGAGTCATGGTGTGATCATAATCTCAAGCAATACTATCATGTTTACTCTGATTAATTATATTTATACCCCCATACCCACTTTTTACTGAAAACAACAAGACCACCCCACCCCACCACTCAATTATGAACAAGCAATGCACCAAATGTAACCAACTAAAAGATTTTGATATGTATTCAAAGGATAAATACAGGGCAGATGGTTTGTCTTGTGCTTGCAAGGAGTGTAGAAACAAAGAAGGGTTAAAATATAAACAAAGCGGAGGTTATAAAAAACTTATAAATCAAGACCACAAACCATGGTTTAAATGTTCAGGCTGCATAGCTGCCCTTGGTTTAGGACATAAGAAAGCGGCAAAGATATTAACTCATTTGTCTCCTGGTCAAATATACCTAGCATGGAAAAGGGGTGGGGTTAGCGTTCAGACCCCGGCCTGCGGATCGTGGAGAATATACGCCAGCAGAGTTAGGAAAGGTTTGCCAACTGACCGAAAGCAAAACGAGGCAGAGATTGCTTATGCGCAGGGCAGGATGGATGATATCAGGACGACAGCCAGGTGGGGATTTGATTGGGCTTATATTTGGACAAAAGAACGTGCCAGGAGAAAGGCATCGGCAAAATATCATGCCATGACTCAAAAGGAAAAGGAGGCTCACAACAAGGGATGCGCAAAAAGACAAAAGGAAAAGCTAGCAAATGATCCAGAGGCTAAAGCTGCATTTTTAGAATACCAGAAGAAATGGCGAAAACTAAATAAGGATAAGTGTAATGAATACTCCAGAAGATGGCAAAAAGAAAACCCAGAAAGACAACGTGAATTAAATAGGATAAGCCACAAGAAAAGAATGAAATCCGATCCTGGTTTTAAGTTACAACAAAACATGAGAAAAAGATACAGAGACATAATGAAAACCACCAAGAAGGGTGGGTCGATAAGGAAAAACAAGCGCCTCGGATGTAGCACCAAGGAGTTTAATCAGCACATGGAGTCTCAATTTACCAAGAAGATGACATGGGATAACTACGGCACATACTGGCACATGGATCACATCTTGCCAGTTGCATCCTTTGACCATGAAGATGAGGCACAAGTAATGGCGTGCTGGCACTGGACGAATTGCCGACCACTTGAGGCGAAGAAGAATATTGCAAAGTCTGACACCATTACCGAACCACAGATGAATCTGTTGATTGACTATGTATAACTCACTCACAATGAACCCCCTAGTTCGAAGGCTTCCGCTAAGATGACCACTTTGGGTTAGCGTCATTCGCGTGTTTTTCTACAAAAATCGAAAAACAGCAAAACAGTTTTACATCCATGAAACCAACACAGAAATCATTATCCCTAAAATGGGGAACTTCACAGATGACCATCAGCAACTTCATGCGTGATGGTTGCGACTTTACTATGCCAGATGAGGAGGTTGCCAGGTGGCTACTCACTCATGCAAAGCGCAAGTCTAAGCTGATGCGTGAAGCTATTGCCAAGGTGCTACAGTCAGACGACATCAAGATGACCGAGACAGCCGAGCGCCGTTCGCTGGAAGATATGCGTGACTACTACAGCGCACAACTGGACGCTGCCACCAAGTCAAGTGTTGTCGATCATGAGCGCATCAAGTTCTGGAACGATCTCTTACTCAAAGCTGATGAGTCAATCCGCAAGAGCCAAGCGCATGAGAAGAAGCTGGGCATCGAGCAAGGCGAGCTCTTGCAGCGCACCGAGGTGGAGCGCATCCTCTGCAACGTCGCGTGGACAGGCAATTCATGCATAGACAAATACAGCAAGCAGATAGCGCAGAGACTAAGCAACAAGACACCGGCAGAAGTGCACAAGGTTCTCAAGCCAACGCTGGTGGCACTGACACTGTTTGAGGCGATGAAGAAGGTTGCCAAATGTCCTGGCGAAATCAACTTGCCACAATGGGTGATTGATTGCTTTGCAACCGAGGAAAAACTCTACATCAAAAAGAAATGACAGAATTGCTTGAGGATGAATGGGAAGATGCCGACCCAATAGAATGGCTAGAGGCATCAGTGCAGCTCGACTACGGCTACTTTAGGCGCGAGCACCACCCGCTCATCGTTGAGCCCCTCAGAATGGCAGCACAGAAGCGCGGCGGCTACGTTGGCTTGATTGGCTCAGTCCAGCACATCAAGACGTTAGCGGCGCAGCTCGTTCAGTTGTATGGGCTTCACAGCTCACCATGTAACGCCGCGCACTATGACCTCACCTCTGAGGCGTTGCGCGAGTTCACCGATGACAAGTTCTCGCCATTGATTGACAACACCGACGCCATCACGCGGCTGATACCAGACCAGCAATACAGGCGAACCAAGTTTTATACGTCAGCACCTTACGGATACATAAGATTACTCTCAGCGGGCATCATGGCCAACCGTAACTCAAAAACCTTGGAGCGCATCACAGCAGATGAGTCATGGACATACAAGGACGACGAGGGCTGGCTTGAGCAGATCCACGACAGACAGAGTTCGTTCACCTGGCAGTGGCAGATGTTCTTGCCGTCATCGGGGCAAACAGCAGGCAGCCAGCTCGATGAGCTTTGGCGCAAGTCAACACAGAGAACGTGGCACGTTGAATGTGATTGCTGTGGCGAAATGATTCCATACCTATGGAAACTTCCTGCCATCAATGGCAGAGTGCCTCCTGGTGGCATGCGCTATGCATCAAGCGAAGAAGTGATGAACGAGGAGGGCATGATTGACTGGGTGAAGCTTAGAGAGTCAACGTATTATCAATGTCAGCTTTGTGGCGGACGCATGGAGTGGAGTCCAGCAGACCAAGACCGACGCAATCAGAGCGGTAAATACATTGTAATGAATAAACATGGCGACCCAGACATCGAGTTTTTTCACTACAATGCGATGGTGCATGTGCCATGGCCCGAACTCGTCACCAAGTGGAAAGAGGCAACCATTGCGCGCAGCCGTGGCGACCTGTCCAAGCTTGAGAACTTTGTGCGCAAGCAGCTTGCCGAAGCTTGGAATGAGTCAGACTACATGTCAGACGAGGTGCAAGAGAATGCTCGCGGTGGATATCTGCTTGGTGAGAAGTGGGAGACAGGCGGCGATGAGCCTATTATATTCTTAACAACCGATGTTCAGAAGGATCACTACTATTGTGTGGTGCGAGCCTTTGCTCTCATCAACGGCAGCCTGCACTCTCGATTGCTTGAGCGAGAGAAGGTGGTCAGCGTTGGACAGATTCAAGACCTCGCTGACAAGTGGCAGCTAGTGCAGAACGGCATACGCGGCTCGCGTGTATTCTTAGACGGCAACTACAACACAGGGCAGGTGCAGCGTATTGCAGCGGAGAATGGCTGGATGGTCTTTCGTGGTGACAAAGCTGCTGACTTCAGACACCCAGACGGCTTGCGTCGCATCTACTCAGACATGCAATACATTGACATTGGCGAGGGAACAAGCAACCCGCGCAGCCGATACGTTGGCCAAATTAGATTCAGCAAGAATGCTGCACTCAATAGGCTTTCGCTTATTCGCTCAATCAAGCTCGAAGATGATTCGCATGTATGGACGTATGCTGACAACGCCGGCTCAGTCTATGAACGGCAGATTAACGCCTGGCACAAGATCAGCAAGACAGCACCAGATGGCAGGAGATACTATGATTTCATTAACCGAGATTCAAAGGATGACCACTATGGCGACTGCGAGCAGCAGCAAATAGTCTGCGCAGCGATGGCTGGCTTGGTGGGCGTGGACGGTATGCAAGACGAGAACAGTGAAGATGATGCGTGAAATCCAGCATTGCAAAAATAATTGCAATGTGTATTCTGAGCCAAGATGAATATTGCAGACGCGCTTTCGAATAACACGCTCAGTGCTACAGCCACGCCAACAAGGGCTGGCTATACTGACACCATCACCATCACATCTGGAGGGCAGACAACCTACGCTGACGCTGACCAAGCATACCGCACATTCTTTGTGCTTGCTGGCACGACAACGGCGGCGAGTTTGGCTCTGACAACAGGTGATGCATCTGGTGACGCGTGGACAGCACCAGTGAGGCAGGTTGAGACAGCCACCGCCGCTGGCACAGTCACAACAGCGGGCAACGCCACAGTGACCATCACGGCATCGGGGCTGACAGGCTCACCGCTTGCTGTCACCGTTGCCGTTGACCTAGACGACACCGCCACACTTGTGGCAGGCAAGATACGTGCAGCGCTTGTTTCGACTGATGACGTTGCTGCCATGTTTGACATTAGCGGCACAACCACAGACATCATATTGACGCGCAGACCACTAGCATCTTACACGCTCGGCACAGAGATCATTGACACGGCATACGCCAATGACGGCACGCTCAACATCGCCATCGCCAACGATACATCCGCAGGCATAACAGCAGCGCCAACATCAACCAACACCACGACGGCAGTGGTTGCCGATGGTGCATACATCGTCAATGATGACGTTGACTTTGAGGGCAT